TTACATGAATGGACTATCGTCAAACTCTTCCGTCGTCGCGTCGTTGATTACGTGAGTCACTACGGCGAATATTAGCGTTTCCTCCCCTTCCCATTCCCCTCCTTCGATAAGTGTTACCTCATCCGGATGATCCAAAGACTGCAGGCATAATGTTGGGTGAAATCGCATACGCCTAAGCACAAATTCGCCACCAATCGTGGCCACTACAATGCTGCCTTCACACGGTTTCCGGGCAGAATCGAGAATGAGCATGGCGTCTTTTTTAATACCCGCTCGCCAGCTGGTTTCAGCAGCACGCATCAGATACTGGTTCGGCTTACCAAACCATTGGCATGCATCGTTGGGAGTAACCCTATTAGCTTCGTAGTCAGCGGCTGGGGATGGGAAACCCATATCAAAGCCCTCCGTTTGGATTGAAAAGCATGAAAATGCGGCGCTCTCCGTCAGTTTCTGAAACATCACGGAACGTACTGACGTACATCTCAATCCACCGGTTCGCCTCCTTCAATTCCCAGCGGCAATTCACTTTCTCCAATTCGGCACAGAAATCCTCAGTAGCGACCGTGCGCCGCCCCTTCTCACTGATCCTGATTGCAGCTTTGAATGCTGCATCAATTTCATATCGCCTGCCCATAACCAACCTCAAAAATACTGTTAATGCATACAGTATAATCATGAGTTTTTTGTAATGGGAAGAGAGTATTTTTCTAACGCGGGTATGCTGCTGATCGGGAAGGAAAGAAAATGATAAAGCTTGTTCTGCATGAGACACGTCAATCATTGCTAATTTTACTGCCTCTATCTGAGCGCGACAGACGGCAAGGTCCTTGAGAGCTAGGTCGAGGAGCTTGAACGGTTGTTTAACCGCTCAGGTATGGAATACCGCTATTTTCGAAGGAAAAAATCTGTTTCAAATAAAACCTAATGCGGATAAGAAGCCTGTTAGTAATATTACAGTACGCGTTAAAGAGGTGTTTGATAAATCACTTCAAGATATGTTGGAGGTGGTATCTTGATTAGTATTCCCCTCGCTCTTTACTAACTTGAGCAACATCTTCTTTACCCAACGAGATGCTTTGACTTCTAAATAATTATGCGATAAGAATGATGCTGCCAGTGTTAATATTGTTGCAGTACATACCAAAAGCCAGCCTTGGTCAACTTTCAAGAAATACTTACGCGTCATATACATAATCGGATTATGTAATAAATAAATGGAAAATGATATCTCACCTATATAAACCATAAATTTCGGAGTAAAACGGTCCAATAGTTCTTTATTCATCACGATAGAGCCAAAAAATATAGAAAGATACAATGCCGAAGAATCAAACCCATGATCATTCATCCCTCTATAAAAACAAAAATATACAACCAGAATCGTACTTATTGAAAGAATAATTAACCTTATTTTTTTACCGCAGATACCATCAATCTTATTTATAAAAATAGCTATAATCACTCCCGCAACAAACTCATACATTATGGGATTTGTGATAAATGATAAAATTACAGAATCGTAGGCATACCCATTGACAGACAGCGTCGGAAAAAATCCAGACAAAGAAGGAATTATGACTAAAAGTAACGAGAAAACGGAAAAGAGAGCTATATTTTTGTGTTTGAAAAACATACTAAAAGCCAGCAGAACGTAAAAAAACATTTCATAGCCTAATGTCCATCTCACAGCTGAAAGGCTTTTAAGGTCAATATATGCAGGGGCATTGTCATTACTAACTGGAAAGAAAAAGAATGAGTTTATTAAATTAACTGTCTTATCTTCATAATGGAATGTGCTCATTGCACCGCTAATGAAAAAACATAACATTATAAAAAAAAGATATAAAGGATAAATTCTAGAAAATCTATTTATTGCAAATTCTAAGGGGGATGTTTTATGCTTTGATGAGTAAACCATAATGAAACCGCTTAGAATAAAAAATATAGTTACGCCGATACCACCAGCATTTACAAGTGAGCCTATGAAGCCATCTTCTCCCATTAGTCCCACTGACCATTTGTAATGAAAAACTAGTACCAATAATGCAGCAATACCGCGTAATGCTTGAATTGACTTGATTGGATGAGTTTGCATATGTTCTATTCTGGGCTAAAGTGAATGGCGTAACTATAAACTATATATATAATCTATTCAAAAACTTTGAGGTTCTGTAGGCCAATCAACTGACTGCCCCCCCTGTAGTTCCATTCGCCTCAGCGCTGCTCTATAGTCTTTCATCGCTGTTAGATAGGCATCTTCTTCATTTGTTATGTCCCCATCCTCTTTTGCTTGTAAAAGATACGTCATTTTCGAAGTTGCTTTTGCTATCAAAGCTTCTCTTTGTGATTCTAATTTAAATGAATAATTCTCTTTAAAAGCAGACTTATCAAAATCGTAATGCCACTCACCTGAAATATTTAAACCTTCAGGAATATCTTCAACTTCAACAACATTTAAATTAGCAGGAAACATCGAGCTGGCATCTTTAGAAAATGAGACAACAACACCACAATCATTAATTAACACCTTCCAAGAACTGGATTTAAACATCTTCTGACATTCATACCAGTCATTTTCTCCTTCGTCACTAATGAATAACACATTAAAATCTTCCGACAGACTCTTTTGCTCATCTGTTAGATTTTCATTTATTAAAAAGTTTTTGAAAGTTTTCACATTGAACCTACCGTTACCCATGAGCCATTAATCAACTTTTGGAGAGGTCTTCTGTAAAGGGTTGTCGCGCCTCCGCCCGAAGCATCAAACGCAGTTAACACATACCCTCCATCGTGGTTGCTCGCAGGAGCAGTAACCTCCGCCCCAAGCCTTACATCTTGCACAAAGTTCTGATTTACATAAGCTTCGGTAGCAAGTTTATTTGTGCCTCCTGCATAAACATTCCCACTTAGATCAACAAGAAATCGAAGTTGCCCATTTACAAAAACTCCCCACCCGTTCGAACCTGTTGAAGCATTACGTATCAATCCGGCAATTATTTGAGTGCTGTACCAGTTATGCACCGTTCCCGAAGCTACGCTTCCAGCTTGTACTGGGGATGGGGCACTATAAAGGGCTGAAAGATTTGAAGCTGATGGCTCGGTGGGGATTGTTTCTAATCCAGTCATTCGAAGAATAGCGGGATAATTTCCGCCACCTGAAGATATTGCCCCTACATCTGATGCACTAAGAGAAATATCTGAACTCAACGCCTTGTTATTTACTTTTCTCATTAATGGGACAAATGTCGTGTCCGCGTAGCTCTTGGCATTAGTCTGCGCCTGATAGGCTTGATTAGAAGCGTATAATTCTGTTGATAGCTTCACTCCGTTAGCATAAGCATTCCCGCTCATATCAATCTGAAAAAGCCGGGTCCCGTTAATGTCTACGCCATATCCAAGGGAGCCATTAGAGGCCCCTCGAATAACGCCAGAAATTATTTGCGTTCCATACCAGTTAGCAGTAAACCCAGCCGCAACTGAGCCAGGAGAGATTGGACTTGGCGCGCTGTAAAGAGAAGAAAGGTTTCCCGAAGCTGCTTCAGTTGGGAGTGTTTCAACTCCGGTTAAACGAAGATAAGCGGAATAGTTACCACCGCCAGAGGAAATGAAGTCACCCGCCTGTGCCTTCGCTGCCGAACCTAACCCGAGGTAGGTGAGAACGTCAGCGATGGCATTTTTACCAATAATATTTCGCCCAACATCTGTAAAGTCTGTTAACGATGCTGTGTCCGCACCAGTGAAATAGGCTAGCTTATTTGCCGAACCAGCAAGGCCAGCGATCGCGGTTAATGTGGCGTCGAGTGGCTGAGATGTCTGGTTGAATGCGGTGATTAGTTTTGTGACGAACCCAGAGATATTCCCATCATCAAGCACATCCTGATTTGATTTATCTGAAACAAATTGCGCCAATGCTGCCACTATGAATGTCGCCTGACGCATGGCCTTATTAACTTCCGCTGATTTTGCTACGCCACCTTGCCAGCCTGTAGAAACTGCTGCCAAAGAATTGTAATCAGACTGACTTAATACATTTGCGCCGGGCGCTACAGCAAAAGCCTTAAAATCATTTGTTGGCATTCTAACTCCAATAGCCGGTGTCAAAACCGGACGTTGCAATGCTATTAATATCAAAACCGAAAACTGGGCGCTGCGGGTCCACGACATTTAGCCCCTTTACTCGCACGCCAGCGGCCTTAACGGTTAATTCACCTGATTTAATGACTTCAATTAATTCGGCTGAGGTGTTTTTTAATCCGTTGAGTGCGATTGCATTGATGGTTATCGACATATCTTGATTATCGATAATCTGCATCTCAATCCCCGTCCCCTCAAAAACCATCTCGAGCAATTCTTCTAGGCCGCCTACGGTGCCATCCCAGCGATTAATCGCTATTTGCGCCTTCAGCACTAGCCGGTAAGTGTCATCACCTAGCGAGGTATATCCGCTATCAGGGTCATGCGGCCCCTGCCAACTTCCTTGATCAAATCCCAACCCATCCGTATCCCAAGAAAAATAAACGTTTGAAATCGGTGTAGAGACCGCTCGTTGTCTACCTATCCACAAACCGATAATGTCGAGCTGCTCCCCCACGGCTCTATCCAGATCAAACTGATTTAGCATCCCGTTTGATGCCATAGAAATATCTGTGAAGGGGCGAGTGATTAAATCGATGTGCTGAAAGTAGAGAGGCTTTAAGGCGTGGTAGTTAGTGATTAAATCAGTGTATTTGCTCATCCTGTCACCGTTATAACGATATTGGCAATGCCACTGCTTGCCGCCTCATTGTAAGCGATCGCAATGTTGGACGCGGACGCTCCACCTGCCGTCCTGCCAATCGTCAAAGAGTTAATGTCGTAATAGCGACTATCCCCACCTGACATTACGCCGAGGTTTGCGGGTGAGTACACTCGGCTTACCAGAACGTCATCGCCGATCCTCAGTGAGTTGATATATTTCACTACCTCGGCCTTGATCGAATCAGCGACCGATGATGTGTAACCGGGATAAACAGAAATGCTGATATTGACGTAAATGCCCACAATGACGGGACGAGAAAACTTTATCGTTTTCGACTCTCCATATTTCCCTGTCATTGAGATAGCCGTGGTTCCAAAGGTCGCCGTCCCCTGGTTTTTCTTTTTGGAAATAACGGTCGCTATCTCCGCGGAGTCACCACCGTCTACCACGCAGCTTATTGAATGCGGCGTTAGTCCATTACTATCAGAAACGTCAGTATCGTTTTCGTAGATGCGAACGCGGGTTACACCATTCACCTCAAAGAGCCCGCCGTCGATACCATCCAGCGTTGTCTGTGAAGGCAGAGCTGTACTCCTCTCCTGCCGCTGCCGCAGTTTCAGATCCGTTTCCGCGCTGCTGCCGGGAGTGGCTGCAAGAGGGTTAGAGGCCGTGTACCACCCGCGCGTCGGCGTAGCTATCTGATTTATAGCTCCGGCCAGCGCCGTTACATTTCCGTTTAGGCGGCTGGTTGCCGTCACTGTCATCGTTCCCGACACATCAACATTGGTGTTAACAGGTAAGTCCCATAACCCTCCATTCACGTCACGAACAGCACCAGCCGTAATTAGCGTGCCAGGCACTCCGGTAATAACTAAATCCACCGTGGATTTCGTCGCTACCTGCCGCGTGATACCGTTAATTTTCACGTTGCTGCTCAATGCCCCGCCTTGCGCCGTTGCCGGGGAAAAAGAGTTGTAAACGGTGATCATGGCATTATTGGCGTCATGAATCCCCAACGCATAGAGAGCGATCATCTGACCGTCTTTGCTGTCAGGGTCGATATAAGCGTCAGTACCGTAAATCTGCTGGAAGTAACTGGTGATGGTCGAGAGGATTTTCTGGTAATCGGGCGCACTGATCCCGGAGGCGGTCACGGTGGCGGACAGCCCCAGCGTATCGAGATTAAGCATTATGCCTCGCTTGTGAAGGTCGTTGCTCCGTAGATAGTGTCTATGGTTGCCGCGAATGAAACGCGCCGCGTTCTGCCGTCTACAGAGGTGTCAAAGCTGATAATAGAACTGACGCCCTGCGTTTGAAGGATGCGCTGGCGAATAGCCAGGTTGTAGACGTCCGGAGGCTGCTTGCCAAGAACCGATTGTATCCACGGCGTGCCGCTGGTCTGGTCAAGAAACCACTGACCGCGCCAAAGCATAAACCGTGTTTTTACCGCCTGCGCTACCGCCTCGGAAGAGTTAACCAGAAAGGTATTATCACCCTGCCCAAAGGTATAATCGCCGTCAGCATCTTCGCGTCGATATCTCATGATGGTTTCCCCGTCTGGCCGCCGCCCGTCTGTACGCCGCCATGTACGTGATTTCGTAGGCTCTTGCCGCCAGCTGTCACATCATTGGTTACGCTAATTGGCCCCAGCATCGTCGCGCCGCCGCCACTTGCGCCCATGCCTTGGCTAAGCGTGCCGTTTATCGTCACAGCGCCATTAAGCACAATGGTTGGCGATGTAATTTCGGTACCGCCTTCCGCGCTGGCCACCAGCTTGCCGGGAGTTTTAACCGTAATGTCATGGCCCGCTGACACTTCAACGAACGCCGCCCCGTCATCGGTACGCAACTGCGCGCCTGTCATGCTGATGCCGCTGATTTTCTTTGCCTGTGACTGCGGGCCGACGATGGCGAACGCATCCGATAAAGCATGCTGGCGCGAATCAACTGGCTCCTGCACGCCGCCGTTCTGCCACCAGAAATCAATGCAGCGGTCAGCAAAAATTATCAGGCACTCATCGCCAACTTTTACCGGGAACGTCAGCGTGACGCCGCCGCCGCGCTGGAACACCACCGGCACGTCAACCAGCAGCGCCAAATCAAGTGACACTGGGTTTCCGGCACTGTCCGTGTCCGCTCCCTTTAGAGCCGGCTGAACGACGCATGTAACCGTGTCGGGGTCGAACGATTGAATGATACCGGGCATCGCGACGCGCAAAGTGCTCATGATTTCTTTAGCCAGTGCTGTATCAAGGTGCTGCTCGCTGCCAAGCTGCGAATTAAGCGGTACAGGCATAAAAACTCCATAAAAAAAGGCCGCCATTTGGCGACCTGTTTAATTAATAATTTTTTCGTTATCTATGCCGAATCAGCACTCCACGGACAACATCATCACTTACACCACTTTGCCTGGCAAAATAAACTTCGTGGCCTTCTATAATTGCTGTTTCAATCGGCAAAGAAACATAATTCAAATCCAAAAATTCATTCGTAACGTTGATGCTAGTTAAAGTTTCTTTAACCATAACCGAATTATTATCACCTTTATTATTAAGGATAATAATTACCTTTCGCATATTTAACTCACTCATGATAACTCCGTGATTCAATTCAAAGATTCTTACCTCGAAGCGCAGCATCAGCAATTTTGGCGATGCTGTGAATTCTATCGAGCGAGTACCATCCGTTACCGCCACGCTGAAGATGCTCAAGGGCATCCTCAAGATCAGGCCCTATTTATCCAAAACGACCTTGATGTCGTCTTTGCTCAGGCTGGTGTTTATTTCATGGTCGCTGTCATTGAACATTTAATTCACCTTTTTGCAGTCATACGTCCAGAACTCGCGCGGCTGGTTCATGTTGGTGCGGACGACTTCGACGTTAAGGATGGCTTTGTTATCGCGCTTTACGTAGTCAATGCCCAAGTAACGACCCACCTTCGGATCCGGCAGCATCCATTGCATCATGACGTTGTTGTAATCGTCCTTTTGCTTCAAGAATGTCAGCTTTTGGGTTTCAGGTTTTTGACCGTTAATTCTGGACCAGCCATCGTCTGATTTGCTGGTCCCTAAGTGGAAAGGGCCACATTGAGAGTCAGCATAAGCCGTAGAGGCAAATAAAGCGGCGAATAGGAAAGGCGCTAACTTTAAAAAATTCATCTCAATACACCTTATTGATTGTGCTATTAGATTGTAGATCAGCACTTCCTTTGGCGAGACACAATAGGTCCATATACCAGGCTTGCCCGCGAGTGTCCCCAGTATAGTTGATGCTGCCTACGATGTAATCACCGTCGGTATTAATCGAGGCAGGCTGCGAGCCAATTAGGCCGCCGACTGAAAGGTTGCCGTTCGTCTCCGTTTCACCCAGTTGCCCCCCTGCCCCCTGCGTGCCAGCGATCTGCTCGTTAGACAGCGCCGCGCGATACACGGAGTGCTGGTCGAGGCGGATCAGGCCACCAAGTTTAATGTTTGGGTTGATCAGGCAGCGCACGTTCACGCCCGCGCCCATCGTCTGCTGGGGCATGCCGACAAGGCCGGTATTCGCGTTTAGCACGACAGCCTCATGAATGTACTTCCCTTGCGGTATTATGTTCACCTGGTTGTTTTCGTACCACCAGTTAGCACCGCACTTTTGGGCGATATCGTTCATCAGCACGCTGGTTGATTGAAAAATTACGCGGCCACGCGGAAAAACGGTGTCAGGCATTTCAGGTATGCTGCCGGTTGTAATGCCGTAAGGCTCGAAGGATTTCATTCCTAAATCGAACAGGTCCGAATACTTCCACCCGGCGGCCACGGTAGTTTTAACGCTGGCGTTGAGATGCCCATCCCAACTGTCGAGGCACTGGAGCAGCACCCACGAATCGGTAATGTTCTCTTTCCCGGCTATCGTGAAGCGAATATCACCGTTGAATATCAGGCCGATATTTTGGTCAGGATAATTACCAGCAGCATCCTTCAGGCCGTCATAACCCGCGATGACGCGAACGCGCTTAAACTCCTTCCCTGTGATCCGGTTTTGCGTATCCGGGGAAAGGTTGTAAATTTTGAAGTTGCCGACGAAGCCGTTAAAAATGGTGTTCGGCATTTTTTCAATTTCGAAAGTCACTTTCAGGTCGGACAGCGAAATGCCGTTGCCACCATCATCGAGAAGCTGTAACTCAAAATGGCGCATCCAGTTAAGGCTCATAATTACTCCGTCAAAACGTACAGGTGACTGTTGATGCCGAGATCGGTTTTCGTGGGGTACTCCTGAGTCGCATCATCACAGGCAACCACCAGCTTAAAGCCCAATGCGAGATGCTCGTACTGCTCGAGCAAATCAACACCGCTCACCAGCGCGATGCCAGTGACTATTCCGGACTCATTGTTGTCGAGCAAATCCAAAACCCAGCCCACACCCTCACGCCACACAAGGCGCATGGTGAGCGTTAGCCCAGCAAGGGTGGTGCTGAATGTTTGGTTGTCAGGGGATAGGGGGATTTCGTTAATATTCACTTATCCTCCGAAGATACTGCTCAGTATTGAACTGTTAGCTGGCTTAGGGGTTTTCACGCCCGAATTCAGCACGGGCGACGTGTTAACGCCTTCCTTCATGCTGCCCTTATCGGCAACGCTAATGGATTGCGTTCTGGTGATGATCACCTCCCTGAGCGTGAGCGTCGCCATTAAGACGTTTTCACTTTCCTTATCCGTGGTCACATCCAAATTACGGATAAGCATGTTTTGGTACTGCCTCTTCCCGGTGACGACATCAAAGGGCTGACGGCTACGCTGTAAATCAAGTAGATTCTGGTAAACCTCCTTAGGACTTAAACCCAAGGAGAGTCCGATAGAGCTTGTATTCAAAAAGCTCGGGTCTAGCAAAGAACCGCCGCCAGAGAACCCCACATCCATCACCAACTCCGAGGGCCGCCGGTAAGCATGGTCGGAAGTAAACCCTGCCCCTGAAGAACCATCCCCCGTATTGGTCGGTACCTCAAGCGGATGCTCGGTGATTTCCAGCGTGTCCGAATGCTTCTCAGAAATCACCACGTCGGGAATGATAAGGCCGATCCTTCGGGACCGCTGGTGAAGAAGTACGGAAAGAATATCCATTAGCTCGGCCCTTTGTTCATTTGCTGAGTGGCCCTTGAGTTAACAACGGACTGGCGTTGCCCTATCTCATTGGCCGTAGCACGCGGATCGGTCGCACCATAAACCGTAATGTGCGTTTCTTGGTTCAGCGTGTTGCCCGGAAGATTACTCTTCACTTTTGGCACGTACTGGCGAGTTTCCTTGGGTGCCAGCGCCATGCCGTACTTCTGCACGTTGCCAATCCCCCAGTTATAAGACGCCAGCGTTTTATCCAAATCCCCGCCGTTCTGCTTCATCAGCTGAGCAAGGTATTTGGCTGCCGCCTGCGCTGACTTAACCGGGTCAAAGGCATCGTTGCCACGCAGCCCCAAATCCTTACCTGTCCTCGGCATGATTTGGAACAACCCCTGCGCGCCAGCGCCAGACACGGCGTTAGGGTCGCCCGCCGATTCAGTGATGGCCACGCTTTTCAGTAGCCCCTCTGGCAGCTTATACAGCGCCTCAAGCTTGCTGAATGTTGGCTGAAGCCATCCCAGCAGCGCGGCACCGGCCGTTGTTGGTTTTGGCGCAGTCACGCCTTCAGGAATGGTGCTGCTAGTGAGAGAGGTGTTGGTCTGAACGGCGGCGAGATTTACCAGACGCAGCAGCGCATCCGTGAAATTATCGGCGAATTTCTGGCCCTTAATGCGTTCAACAGTTTCATTGAACTGACCGGCAACCGTACCCGGCAAGTCAGCGTTTTTAATTTTGCGCGTTGACTGAGCGTGCTGCTCAGGTTCATCCGTTGAACCGCCGGCCCATTTAGGCAGCACCTTATTCAATGAATGATTTGCATCGAGATAAGATCCATTCAGGCTGTTATTAATCCCGAAATAGATGTTATTTAACGCATCATTCGCCGAGTTGTACTTATCCAATAGCCAGCTGCGTGTCTCCATGGCACTTTTAGTTACGCCCGGCATAGCATCAGGCTGGTCACTACCCTGTTTTAACAAACCCTTCGTTAAATTCGCAGCATCAGACCATCGCCCGTCTTTGATGGCATTCAGCAGTTTTGCGATGGTATCCAGCATTTTCGCCAGCTCACTAAACTGGTGAGTCAGGCTGTCCAGCTCCCACTTCGCCGTCCACGTTTTTGGATCGATACCAAACAGCGCACCAACTTCTTTTGCCAGACCTTTGACGCTTTGCAGTAGCTGATCAATGCCCTTTAACGCAGAGGTGATGCCCGGCTCCCATTCCGCCCAGTTGATTAGACTTTTTCCGCCCTCTTTCCACGTTTTATAGTCGTCGTAGAGTAAGACTAGAGAACCAATGAGCGCCGTTATCATGCCAATCGGCGATGTCAGGAAGGCGCTATTCAGCAACTTCCAAGCCACCAGCAACGCCCCGAAGGAAGCGATCAGCTTCTGCGTTCCGCTGTCGAGATTGTTAAACCACTGGCGGATATCACCGGCCGCCTGAATCAACCGGAAGACTACTCGCCCGATGGCGTCAGCCAGCCAGAGGATACCCTTTACGCCGCGGGTGATGGTGTCTTCGATTTTCGGGAAGTTGTCGAGGGTCTGCTTGCGCAGGTTGTCGATTGAACCCGCCAGACCGTCAGCGAGGTTAGAACCGATTTTATCCCGCGCCATGCCCGCCATCGCGCTGAAATCACGCAGTGATGTCATGAAGCGGTTAGAACTCACGGCGGCCTGATCGGCGTTGAAGCCAATCGCCTTTGCCATGGCTGAATATTCGGCAGTGAAGCCGGTCAGCCCACGGCGCATAGCCATCAACGTATTTTCATCAATGCCAAGCATCTGCGCGTACTGATTGGCGCGGTAGTACGGCATTTTGCTGAGTTGCTGGCCGACGCTGGAGAATACGGCGGACATGTCGCGCATATTGCCGCTTGCGTCCCGCGTCTGGACGCCCAACCGATTCAAGAATCCTTCGGCGCCGGGATTGTTGCGCATAAATCGGGAGAGGCTTTCTAACGAGCCTTGCGCAGCTGCCGCGCTGGAGCCGGTTTGTGATGCTGCGTAGCCGATCGCCTTGATGCCTGCGACCGTTGCGCCGGTGCGCTGCGACGCCCAATACAGGTCGTCCAGACCAGAGGCAATCTTGGCGGTGAAGGCCGTCACCGTCAGCGCGGCACCCTCGACCACGGCAGCCATTTTAAAAACGTTCGCCGTTACACCAGCAATTACGCTGTCGAACTTCTTGGCACCAGCATCATCGATTTGGAAACCGAGGCTGATCAGGAAGTCCTTAATAGTTTCAGCATCCATCGTTATCAGCTCTCCACTGCTCTATCAGTGCCTCGTTGTCAGCGTCCAAATCAAGGCAGTCATTCATAAAGGCGATATCAGCGAGATCGACCGTGCCGTCCTTCAGGTTTGGGTAAGTGATGTACCCCGCCTTAACGGGGCGCATCAGCCAGTCCTCGCCGCCGGGCAGCGCCTCAAGGGTTAATCCGCTGGCGCTTCCTCCGCTCCTTTCGCGGGGAGTTCTCGCAAAAAATTTCCCAGCGAATCACCCACCACGCGCCCCACGATTTGCAGCATGCCGAGCATGTCCAGATCGTCAAACGCCAACTCGCCGCCTGCAAAGACCGGAACCCAGCCTTTATTGTGCTTGCGTTGCGCGACTGCTAAGCAGGGATAGATCACCGCGTTGGCGTCGTCGTCGCTCAAATCAGAAAGCGACTGGGCAATTTTCGGCAGCACCTTTTCCATGATGGTCGCCGCATCACCTTTTGCGGCCAGACCTTTGATTGCCTGAAAATCAGAAAGCATACCGGATAGCACCGGCAGCAATTTACGGGAGACTTTGAACTGATCGAATACGCTCAGCTTAGTGATGCGGTATTGCACACCCTTAATTTCGAATTCCATCGGTTAGAACTCCCCTAACAGTTCGTCAACTTTGCCGCCGTCAAACACCCATGCGACCGTCCCAGCTACTTTCGGGTTATTCCAGTCGGGTTGCTTTTGGAAGGCTGCGGAGCGAATGGTCACTACGTCACCAGACGCCGAGTTGCGGATGACAAAGACGTTATTGCCCCAAAGGGCAGATGACTGACTTTGCGCGTTATAGGCCAAAGACAGTTTTTTATTAACCGGAGAGGTTTTGAGCAGAGTGATGGTTACGGTCCCCGCCTTTCCAGCGTGAAGACTGTGCATGACTTCGCCGTCAGACCCGATGGTCATGGTGTTCTTCGCTTCTGCCATCGCAACGGTGATGCCCTCTTCGGCGTTCTGCGCACCGTAGCCCAAATCAATAATTCCGGTCGGGCCGGTCATGGATGCCGAGACATCCATAAAAGAATAAGCTGCCATTTTTTATCCTTATCGAACGACGTTGATTTGAACGTCTGCGAAGTGAACAGCGCCAGCTAACTTGCAGGCCACCTGAATAACCGGGGCTTTGCGCTTCTCGCGGTCTGCCTGCGCCTGCGTTGCCAATGGGTTGGCGTAAACGTAATAACCTTTGGTCAGCGTATCGCCCGGACTGACTTGCCCAATCGGGCCACCATTCCAGATACCAGGCGCGACCAGCCCGTTAGAAACGGCCTGATCCATCGACTGCTCGACGTTGGTCAGCAATCGAGTTACGCCTGCTTCGGTCTGAGGGATCTTGGTGGTGCTGGTATAAAGCAGGTTGAAGAGGTTGGTCTGGACGAAGTTTTGCAGCCAGTCGAGGCCATGGCGCTCATCGAAGAAATCGCCGTTAGACATCACGCCCTGCTGAATGATTGCCGTGTCGTTCTGGTAGTAAACGAATACGTTGGCATCCTTCGCGTCAATGGCATTGGCCTGTGAAACGGTCAGCGTTTCATAGGTGACGGTAGGCTCCTGCTTGAATTTCAACGTAATGGTGGTGTTGTTACCGTTGAAATTCACTGTAAACGCCCGACCGAATGCCGACAGCGCGGCGTATTTGCTTGATGAGGAATACTGGCAGAACGTGCGACCATAGCTCCCCGTCTTTAGCTTCGACGCCAGATCGGTTGTGGTCGCCGCCACCAGCGTATTCGGATCTTGCGTGGTAATCGCAAAAATACGGGAAACGCTCGCCGATTCAATGGCGGTCGCCACGGAAAGCACGTCAGCATCCGGCAGAGCAGCAGAATCAGCAACGCCCAGCCCATACCAGTTTGTGAACTGCAAAGCAGCGTTAACAGCCTGCAATAGCGTTTCAGGCGTCCCCGTCTCGGCTGCGGCGATCGTCTTGGCCCAGCGGCCTACGTAAACCTGCGTCGGCGCAGGCTTCTGAGAGAAGAAGACGGTTGCCGCTTTGTATTCTTCGCTGGTGATGCCGAAGTCGGTACCGATATCCTCAGCGCTGGCGTAAAGGCGAATGCGCTCGGAGACTGGAATAACCTCGGACGAGCCGAGGATCAGCAGAGCGCCGAAGTTGCGCCCCGTTGCCGCCGTCGGCGACATGATGACGTCCACTTGGACGACATTAGAAACAGGTAAGCCCTGTGGCATGGTTTAATCTCCGAAAAAGGAAACGGATGCATCGAGGATGGATTTGATTCCGTAGGTGCGGACCAGCTTGCGACGCAAGTAAATGGTAATGTCATAGCGCCGCACCCACTGGTTATTAATCAGCTCTGGCGCGGGGGTTAGCTTGGTATATGTGCCAAGGGAAAGGCCGATTTCATTCAGTTGGGCGTTGTTCTGCGACACCATCAACCCGTCACGAAACTGCTTGGCAATACTTTGGCTATTCGGCCCGTAGAACGAGGCCAGACACTCGATTTGTTCATGCTTCCACATCTCAGCGGAATCATCGGTTTGGTTTTGAAAGGCCGGATTGGCATCATCATCAGTCACCATAATTCCAAGCGCACACCAGTTCGCATCCTGCGGCGGCATCGCGGCCTGTGTTGGCGTCCAGCGGGGGCGAACCATTCCGGCGGGCAAGCCTGATAATCCCCTCAGCCACTTATTAAGCTTTCGCTCGAGCACTTCGTCATCGTCAGGGGGATTGCCGGTAGGCGTCAGCCAATCCGGCGCTGTGGTGTCATTGCTCAATAGGCGTTCCTCCGTCAAACGGCTGCAACTCGCAGTGCGCCTGAACAAACCCCGCGCCATATGCCGTATAGGGATCAACGAATGTCACGCGATAGTCGCGATTCTGGTAGGTCACGATGTCTGCGTCTCGTCCGGTCTGGCCCTGCGTCAGCCGCTCAGTAGTGACGATAAGGATCGCTCCATTAACGACCTGCCCAGCCTGCATGCGCCGCGCTTCGAGTGAACGGTCAACCGTCACCACGCCTGCAAAAGTGGTTTTCGATTGCGCGTTATTGGCGAAGCCATCGTCATCAACGGTCTGAACGTTCCGCGTCACAACCAGCGAGAAGTCGGCGAAGTCTGGATCAAAGAGAATCTCGGTCACGTCAAGATTTGGCATTTTTGTTCCTCACGACATATGTTATGGCGCGCCGGTACTGGCCTTCATCAATCAGTGGCCGAGCATTCGCATTGTCCGGTGCGTTGCCCGCTGCCCGGCTGGCAAGCTCTTTAGCGGCCCCTTTACGCCCGCGTGCTGCACGCGCTTTAAGCGTACTTTCTGCGAGGGGGGTAAAGCCGGTAATGGTCATGTAACGCTTGACGCCATCAGCCGCGATAGTGCCTGCGGAGTTAAGCGCCTGTTCAGCAGCACCGACATTCCCATCCAGCGCAGCAATAGCGGCCTTCTTCATCTGCTCGACCGTCTGAGCCTGTACAGATTCGACGCCGGGCTGGAGGTGAGGACGCGCCGGAATGTTATTAGCCGGCGACCCTTTTTCGTTGATGTAGCCGATTGCAGCGTTACCAATGTCTGACTTTACGCCCTCTTCTGGTTCACGCTGATCTGCCTCCGCTGGAATGCCCACCAGCACATCCCGCCCGACCATTTCTAAAAGCGCGGAGAGAACATCCCGGCTTTTATCTGCCCGCACCGTCAGCCCGCTTTTCATAGCTGTATACCGCCAAAGCCAAACATTGAGATGTATTGCCAGAACTCCGAACCGTAGCGGGTGTTGTTCCAGAACTTCGCGTCAGGGTCTAACGTGGCGCTGGTGTCATAGCTCATGCTGACCTTGTCAACGGACTTTGAGGTCAAGATCCCGCTATTACTACCGCCCGCGCCACCAACCTGAGCAGACCGCTCATCGGCCGAGTTAAGCGCCAGATAGTGCGCGACGAAAAGCTCGACGATATAGGGGAACAAATCCCCTTTATCGGACCCATCAATCAGTAAATCAGCGAGGTTGAGGCGGAATTGAATGGTTGCGTCGGGGTATTTGGTTACATCGGAGAACTGAGGAAAGTCGCGGCGGAAATCACTTATCGTCGGTAGATTTCGGTTTCTTGCCATCGTTGGTTTCCTCAACTACGGGCTTTTGCAATTCTGCCAGCTGCGCGGTCAGGATTGCGATCTGCTGGTCTTTTTGTTCCCCGGCAGTCTGCAACTCTGTAATAGTGCCGTCCTTATCTGCCAGCTGCGCGGTCAGGCTGTCGATTTCCGACTGAAACGCAGCAGCATCAGACGCAGCCTTTGCCTTGCCGGTTACTTCAGCGTGGGCAACAACGAACCAGTGATCAGCCACCTTGTCGTCAACCGTGTGCTCGCCAAGCTCGAAGCGCAGGCTTGAGCCGTCTTCAAAGTTGAAGTTGAACGGCGTATGCACCCGGATAATTTTCTTAGCCATTTAAATCTCCTGTAAGCCCCTTGCGGGGCTTGAGTGGGTTAGATGCCGTCCAGATACGCCATGGTTTCAGGGTACGGTGATTCGACTGCGCCCAGCTTGCCGTAGTAGGTGGTCAGCTGGAAAATGCCGCGATACTGGATAGGCACGTTTTGCAGAGGGACCATCGGGAAGCGAACGTATTTTTTATCGTTGGTGTAGGCCACCATGCGGTCAGTACCGCCAACGCCCGCGCCTTCCAGCCATTTCACCGCGTAGATATTCAGCGGCACGCCGTTCTGATGGTAGGCAATGGTGTTCATTTGCAGGTAGGTAAGCAGTGACTGATTACCAGCATCAGACACGACACGCTGAGCCAGAAGCGCAAAGGCTTTTGGCGGCAGGCGCAGGTCGCGCGGCACCAAGGTGTATCCGGATGCCAACCAAGCGTCTGAGAGGATCATGTTGATGGAATCCAAGATTTCCTGATTGGTTGAACTAGCCCATGCCTTAGTTGCGTTACCCAGCGATACGCCGTTGTAGTTGAACAGGCCTTTCACACCCAGTTGGGTATCACCGCGATAAACCTGCTCGTCGGTGTCCATGTTCCATTTGAGCTGCATGCCATCGTACTTCTGCGCGTCAACTGGTCGGCCAACTTGCGCGGCGGCTGCCAGTTCAACAACGGTCCATCCAAGTTCCATCCCCCATAAACTCAGCGGGAAGCCTTTTTTATCGATATCAAGGCTGATACCGGCAATGGCCGTGGAGTCCTTACCGATCCAGTTTTTACCGTTCGGGTTTGGCGTACCGGCCGCAGCGAACGAGCTGTTTGTGAATGAGCTGATGTCATCAGCGATTGATACGTCTTCGCGCAGCTGGATATCACGCGACCAGGTGTAACCCACCAGTGGAAGGTTCAGCGTCTGATCGAGGCGCTCAAGCTCGCCAACCAGATACGCACCGGTGCTATCAACGGTTGCTTGGTCAAAAGTAAACATATTTAGCTGCTCTCTTAGATGTTGTATGCGATTTCGGCATTGCCTAAAGCATCGCCAGCACCGGTGAATGTTGCGTTAGGCAGCACGACGGTTTCGTCGGTAATTGCGGCCCCCAGAATTGCGCCCAGCGGACTGGCATCGGTCGGATTGGCATTGCGCACGTAAACCGGCGCGCCTTTCGTCAGGTTTACCGCCGTGCCGCCGATGTTCACGGTCATGTAACCGCGCTTCATCACGTCGCCAGTAAAGTTACCGTTGCCACCAATCTGACGAACCAGATCAGGCGTTGAGGTGGTTGGATAAGGGCGGACATAGAGGCCTGTAATAACGGTCGCTACGTCTGCGGCAGCCAGCGGCACGAACTTACCGTCAGCGCTGTCCTTACCTGCCAAGCCGTAGAAGCTGAAGGTATTCGCAGCATTGAGGATAACCGGCTCGGTGGTCAGGTCTTGCGGGCGTGAGATAGCCCCGGCGATGCCTACTGGCATCCGGTAAAGTAATGATGGCATTGGGTTACCTTATTTTTTCCAGTGAGCTGCGAAAGCCGCGTTAAGAGCAGCCGGAGAATTTTTGTTAGAGGTGTCGAAGGCGCTGATGCGGGTAGTATTTACAACCGCATTGTTGCGGGCCTTGGCGATTTCACTGGCAGAGACAAAGGCCGCGTCGAGTGTCGCTTTCGGCATTTTGGCGAAGTCCGGCGACGTGCCGACCAGCGGGGAAAGAAGTGCATAGCCCTCAGTCGTTTTAAAAGCCGCGTCCATTACTGAGCGCTTGAACGAGCCGAGTTTCCCGCCTTCCGGCAATTTAACGCCCGGCATGATGAGGTCCGCGCGAGAAATGACGCCCTGAGCGTAAGCAGCATCAGTCGTCATTTTCTTCTTCTCTTCTACTTCGTCCGGGTCGTCGGAGTCAGTGGTCGCCGCGGCTGGATTAATCAACTGCTGGACAAGCAGTGTCAGCGCATCGACCTTCTTCTCCAGCTCGCCGACAGACGTCGCTCCGCCTTCGCCGTCTTCGTCAGTCGTCAGGCCACCCAAGTCTTTCTCAGGCGGTAGCGGCTGCGCGGGGTTAATGGTGATGTTTACTGCGCGAGCCAAATCAAGGCTAGGCTCGATCAGCTCATCGGGCGCGTTATTCACTAAATCAGCCAAACCGTCGGCATCTTTAGTTTTAATCGCTCGTTTCAGCTGGCTAAACCAGCCCTGATTTTTGGTTGTCATGAATCTGCTATCTCCGATTGAACAACGAATGCCTGCGCGACCGTTTGGAACGCTCGCACAGTGGTTACCGATAATGGTGTGTTGCCGTGCCTTTCCGGGTCCGCTTTGCTCATACTCGGCGTCGTAGCCCATCGAGATCTGGTCTTGCCCATCCATTACTTTTCGAATGCCTTCGGCGGTCTTGATGTGAATGTCGCCGAGCATTAAATCTGACTGGTCGCCAGCGCCGCGCCGGACGTTTTGAATATGGCCGTGCGCGAAGTCTTTCCAGTTACCCGGATTAACCATTTCGCTGGGGTGACCAAGGGTGAAGGCCATGCCCTCGAAGGAAGCGAGCGTTTCCGGCCGGAATACCTCGTCAGCATCACGGGTGACGACGATCTCGCCATCCCCATCGCCGACCAGACCGTCTAACTCGCTTTCGTGGTAAACCTGAGAGCCAGTGCGGGCGATTGGCACGTCTTTGCAGAGTAGAGAGCCGTCGGCCATTTCAAAGCGGGTATTGCCTAGGCGGGTGGTATAGAAATATTGCATCTTTAAGCCTTAGTTCTAACCCGCACTGATTTACCATCGACCGAGGCAATGCGCATTCCGTCGAGGGTTTGCTGTGCGTTAGAAGCAAAGATATTGGAATGAGGAAGCACCACCTCTGGATAGCAGCGGCAGTTAGGGAACTGGCCCGCGTGGCCGGTCATGCCATCCAGCGTCGGTGGCGAATCCCAGCGAACATATTTACCGTTCATCTTGGCGTGAGACGGTCGGACGTCACCATCGTCTGAAGTGCGCCAGATATACCCCTCAGAACCGATCGCAACCGAGCGGGCCTGAGTGATTGCCGTGGAAGCCCGCCCAACTTCGGTACGGGCTATCAGGCGCGCTCGCGTGGCTGCCACCTCCCCAGTACGCATGATTTCTTTTTGCAGCTCGGTTGAGCGCTTACCTGACACCACGGCTTCAATCGCCTGGTTGTGAATGTCGTAAACGCGGTCGGCAGCCTCGAGCGGGAGGGATTTAAAGAGTTTTATTTGCTCAGACATCATGCTTCGAACAACCGAACCCGTGCTGCTGTCCATGATGTCGCGCAGACCAGCAGAGATTGCCTGTGACCTGTCACGCCACATCGCATCATCCGAGATTTTCAGCGTTTCAATCAGGCGCGCAGAAACTGACTCGGCCCATGGTTCGATCAGGTCGGCGTAACGTTCCAGCCGGTCCATGATGTCGGTAACGCTATCATTGGAACCATCGTAAGAACCCTCGACGATTGCTCCGACTGCCTGCGCTATCTGTCGTAATTGTGTTCCGAGTTGGCGCTCCGCCCGCTTTAAGTTGGGCGGCTTGGACATCATCGAGGTCTTTCTCGCTCGGCGGCGGGAGATCGCTGGCATTATCAATATCCTCGTCACTTATGGTTCCACCCAAACCGGTTACGCGTGACGTCTCTTGCAGATGTTGAGCGCCTGCCTTCTCGGTCATCAGTCCGGCGTCCACGGCTTTCACAGTAGCGTCAACAACCTTGTTGGCCGTTTCTGCGCGCTCGCCGTCAGGCGTCTGCCACAGCTCGTTGAACTCGAAGGAGAAGTCGTCGGGCAGTGGCGTTGAGTACATGCTCATGTGCAGCACGGCAAAAAGCTTGCGCACAGGACGGCGCAGCTTTCTTTCCTGCTGAGTGGATACGTTGTCGTAATAGTTGGCGAGGTCAGTGTCACCGGTTGAGAATCCGGCCGGTGATTGGCCGAACAGCCGGACAAGAGGAATGCCGTACGCGCCGGCTACTTGCTGCCCGAACTGCGCCAGCACGTCGCTTAGCCCGGCGAACGCATACGAATGGGCCTCGAACTTGTCCTTGGCGTCCATGATCGTCATGCCTTCGCTACTCTGGTACTGGCGGATCATGTCCATGTGCGCCATCAGCGCCTTAAAGGCTGGGTTGTCTTTACCCATGGCAAGCAGGCCGCGAAGCCCTTCAATGCTGTACGTGCGAAGGTGCGCTTTGTAAATCAGCTGGGCCACGCCAGTCGTCGCGGAGTCGAACGCCAGAAGGCGATCAAAACAGCGCTCAATAACTGACATCCCCCAGTCGTTTTCGGTCAGGCGCTGCTGATATGGCAACGCGACACCATCAAAACGAATTAGCCGCGAGTGGTGGATCTTCCACGGCGGGATGCCAGTTGCAGACGTCACGACGCGGTAAAACTCAGGCATGCCAAAGTCCGGCCCGATATCTTTGACGCGCTGCTCGGTCGCTGCGTTGAGCATCCAGCGGTCCATCACCATGATGCCTTTGAAGGAATCCTTCGCGATTGCCTCGATGCGTAGCGGCGTCGAATAGTTCTGCCCGTCAATCAGGATCACGCCGACCGCGCCGCCGTATAACCGCGCCCATTTCAGCGTGTCGTTCAGCGCCTCCCACAGCCCCATTTCATCCCAAGCGTTGTCTAGCTGCTTCTTGCGGCCGTCTTCCAGCTTTGAGGTGATGGTGATGCCCTTGCGGGTCATGTCGTCAGGAACGGCATCAACGCCAACGCCGACGAGCCATGATGAGCGGTAAGCCTGCTCGACCAGCAGCCGGTTACGCGACGTCCAGTTATTCTTGTAGGTGCTGGCGCCCGACTGGTTCGACTCGTTCAGGCCCAGCCGGGCAACAAAGTTTTCGTAGCTGTCGTGGGTCGGGATGCTTATCGACTCGACAGATTGTGTTTGTGACATGTTCAGCCTCTGCCAAGTTTCGCCCACGTGCCAAGGCCGTCCGCGCTGGTGATGTAGCCATCAAGGCCATATCGCACGGCATCCCAGCAGTGGTTGTGTTTATCGAGGATGATCGGGAGGATTTCCCCGGTCAGCCGGTCGGTTTTGTAGGAGTAGAGGCGCGCCTCGTCGATCATGTGCTTACAGCGCTCATGGATGACTATCGTTTCGAAGCTGCGAAGGTAAGTGATGCCGTCTTCCACGCTGCCGGGCCATTTCGACGCGGCGTCGATGTTGAAGCCTTGCTGTCCGATGTAGCTGATTGTCTCCGGTCGGCTGTTATCGCCATGAATGGGCCACTTGCGCGCTTCGGGGATTGAGTCGTAGAACTGGGCCATTTGAACCAGCTCGACGCCCACGCCGTAAGCCTCGTACTCGATATACAGTGAGTTATCGAGCATAAAGCAACGGATGAGCGTGGAAGGGTCTTGCGAGAAACCGAAGTCAGCGCCAAAGAAGAGTCGATCTGCCTGAAGGTACAAATCATCGGGAAACGCTTCGACGCGGTACTTGCCTGAGAAGATAACCGCCTCGCTAATCGCGCGCGGCAAACCGAGCCAAATATGCTCGTATGCCTCGTAATCGATGCGCTTGCAGTACTCCATTTCCTGCCGCAGAACGTCAGGGAAGAAGGCATTATCCGGATAGTTGACCTGACGGATGATAGCTCCACCGTCCGGCGGGTCTTCTTCGTGGCGCTTCATCAACATGTACGTTGGATCGGTCGCCTCGCGCGGGTTATAGGAAACCCAAACTTCTGACTTATTGGCGCGAACGGTCGGGCCGAGGGTGTCCCAGCTGTCTTGCGATACCGTCTGCGCCTCTTCCACCCAGCAAATCTTGATGCCGTACATCGACTTGATGCTCTGGATGTTGTTACGCAGGCCTTTAAAAGCAAAACGGGTGCCGTTACGCCCCTCGATTTCGTTGTTTTTTACCTTGTAGAAGTGAGCAAGGCCGAGCGCATGGATCTCAGCGTCCAGCAGCGCCAGCACAGAATCGTTAATAGAGTTTTGGAACTCACGCGCGCAGAGGATGATCATCGGCTCAATCGCGCCCTGAATGACCAGAGAACGCGCAATTTCTACCGATTTACCGCCACCACGGCCGCCGTACATCCAGCGCCAGCGCACGGAACCTATCGGCGCGTCGTAAAGTACATCTGTCGCCCAGTCACTACTAAAGGCGTACAGAACACCGTCAATTATGACTGGGCTATCGTTTTTCCCGCGCGTAGCTTCTCCATGTGAGAAGCCCACACGTCACTCGGGCAATTAGCCGGAGTAACGATGCAAACTTTGCCGTAACTCAGGCCCGCCAAATCGACATTGACCTCAGTCTTACTGGCCGCCATATCGATGCCGGTAAGCTGTGCGGCGTTCTTAACGTTTGGCGCAACCTGTCCAAACTTCTTATCGACTAATGCCTGCTGGGCCGATTTATAAGAAAGCTCTGCCAGATCCTTCGCGTCGAACGTTACGAGCAATGCAGCTTCTTGTCTCAGCTCGCGGATACGGCGGCGAACGTCTGGCCGCTTGAGCAGAATCGGGGCTTGAGTGTCAGCTCGCGTCGGTGAGTAGCCCGCGCAGATTGCGGCTTCTTTTTGGGTCATGCCGCGCGCAATGTTCTGCGCAAATTGTTCGTGCTGCGGCTTTAGAACACCCTCGTTTTCCGGCGGTTCTTCCTGCGCAGAGCTGGCGCTTGCTGCGCGGTCGTCATCTAGTGGCGTCTGCTTTTGTGCAGTTTTGCGCAATTCTTTGTGCGCAGTTTTTTGCGCAGAAGGTTTTTTGATGTACCTGCGCGCAGAGGTGTAATTTAAACCTTGCGCTTCACACCATTCTTTAGGGGAGATTCCAGTACTGGCATGATCGGCGAGAAACTGGTTTTGCAGCACTCCCCAATCTGGTTTTGCCATATAATTAATCTCTTCTTAAACCTATTGGAAAATATCAATGACCTCTCTTCATCTGCAAGTAGCCTCATCAGTCATAGGATTCATCGGGACACTAATAATGTTTTTTAATGCCTATAATCTAAAACCTACTGAGGGGGCAGTTTGGGGAAGTGCAGAGGTTGATGAGTACAATAAGAAAATCGAACGCGACAATAAGAGAATCACCATTATGCAGAGGCTCGGAATGGGGTTGCTTACTCTAAGTTTCTTTTGCCAAGGAATTTCATTCACCCTTTCTTGACGAAGTCGCTTTTCTTCTTTTACTCAGAAATAAAAAAACCGCCCTGAGGCGGTTTATACGTATCTTGTATCGTTAAACCAAATCACCAATAAATTTAGCTCTTACGGATAATTGCGCCTGCGGCACACCGTTAACTTCTCCCTTAAGACTATATCCACCATCCAGTTCGGCAATAACAAGATTCATGGTGAAATTATTTAAGCCCGGAAAAACATTAACAGCTTTGGCATCGTGCTGTGTGACACTCAAATCCAATCTTTGGCCTTGAACCTTCCCGCGATACGTGAAGCCAAAGTCTCCGCCATTAACCGAGCCATTTTTTACGACAACAGTACCGCTGCCGACATCTTGATGATTGCTGTGGAATATAACGAAATAAATACCGTCTTTCATGTTTGTTCCTTTGAATTTCGGCGCACCTAAAATTGGGTGCTTTTTATACATTGCTCCACTAGGATCAGTTTTCAACCATTTAGGCTAAAAATATTTCCATAAATTCCAAAAGGAAACAAAAAGTAAATTTCAAAGTAGTTATTTACAGGTACTTTTGCTTAAGCGCCACCAGTTCGGCCTCTGCCTCTTCGCCGAGAACGGCCAAGCCGTGCACCACGAAATTCACAAACTCATCATCGCGCGCCTTGAGCGCTTCCAGCGGTGATAGTGGCTTGACAGGTTCTGCCACAGCGATTGGCGCTGCTGGCGCAGGCTGCTGCTGGTTCACATCTGGAATGGTTGAGGTAACAGGTGTGTGATTGATTGGCTGGTCTTGCAGTGGTTCGGACATGGTTACTACCTCTGGTGTTTTTATTTCGGCGGCTGCCGGTTTGAAATAGATGCTTTTCAGCCATGCGAGAAAGCGATTAATCATTTCTGTCTGGCCTCTTCAATTTGACGAATTCCAGCGAGTTGGCTGTTCGCCTGGTCAATCAAGGTAAGCAGCGGGTCAATCCACAAAACCGCCTGGCAGTAAGTTATTCGGCGGGAGGTAGTGGCACTAACAGCGGCTGCAATAGGCTGGCCGGTATCGGGGTGCATTGCACTGGCACGTAAACGGTCCGCGTAGTCGTACAGGCTGTTAGCAATGTCAGCAGGGATAGGCAGAGCGCAAGTCGGCTCGCTCTTGAGAATCGTTCGATATTCAATTTCACGCTCCTGACTCTTGCCCGTTATCTGCACGGCGTATTGTTGCGCGGCGCTGGCTATTTGGTTTGAGCGCTGGAAGTTAAACGCCTGCGTGGCCACTACTTGTGCCTGTACGGCGTTATCGCTTTGCAGCTGGCTAACCTTGCCTTTCGCCTCTACAGAAACGCCATAAAAATGGAACGCCAGTGCCAGCAGTAGGCCAATCAGCGCAAGGATAATCAACGTTGCTATCACGGCAGCTTTATTAACCATCAAGCCCCCAGCATGTCAGCTCGCTCTCTTGGTCGCGGCGCTCGATCTGGCCGAAACAGTTATTCGCGCGGACGTTGCAGTCTTTGCCGCCATCCCGCACCCAGCGCTTTATCTCGGCGCATGCCCCGCGGCGGTCGCCAGCATTTAGCTTGCGGTAGAACGTGGATGGGAAACATTTGCCGGGGCCGATGTTGTAAGGGCAAAAGGAGGCGATCCCGGCAATTTGCGGCGCCGTGAGCGGTACGTGGACATTCTTCTCCACCCACGCAATCGCGGCATTTTGCTCAATCTGGTTCACCTGTTCGCATTGCTGCGCAGTAAGTCGCATGCCCTGCGTTACTGGCTTGCCGTCAACGCGCGTGGCACCGCGACAGATTGTCCAGATGCCTTTGCCATCCTGATAGGAGTTGAGGCGATTACCTTCTTTCTCGTCGAGGAACTGGCTGAGGATCGCCGAGGCGCTGGCACCCGAGATGATGAGCGCGATCACGGCCTTGCTGAGTTTGCTTTTAACACCAGGCGAAACGGCCATTACTCACCGCCTAGCGCGCGGGCGCGCCTGCGGTCTTCTTTGATTTTGAAATAGAGGTTGGTCATATACGTCAGCACCGCAACGCTGATGCCCGCCAGCACGCCGATAGCATTCCACTGATCCGGACTAAATGTGTTTAACAGGCCGTTCAGGACGCTACCCGCCGATGCTCCGTATGCAACGCCAGTAGTTAATTTGTCCATTTTCATAGTCTCCCCCTCCGGGTTTCCGGTTGGGTGCGTAGTCGGTAGGTATTTAGCGCCGCAGTCGATTGGCGGGAATGGTGAGATAGGTGCTGATTGACTGGGCGCTAAAACGAGAAAGGGCTGCCAGTTTGGCAGCCCTAGAAACGCGAAAGCCCCGGCGAGTGCCGAGACTTAAATGTGTTGTGGGTATTAAAATCCCATCGTTAGGCGAAATCTATAACACTTTTGGCAACTTTGCAAGCATCGTGAATGCAAAATAACCGATAAACGGCCATCAAGCAGCTATCGTGCCACCACTTGTTATTTTCATAAACTGCCAGTCAGCGTGTGACTCTTCCGCATCGCAGTGGCTGATAAGTTGGTCATAAAAAGGCTTCCAGTTAAGCGACCATGTGCGCTGTGGTAAATCGGGAAGCAGCGCATTAATGGCGCGATAGGTGCGCGAAGATGGTGATGCTTTCAGGCCGGTACCATGGCAGCGCGGGCAATCCCTTTCGCTAGGCTCGCTTATCTGCCCCTCAGCCTTGCCCATGAGCGCATAATCGCAAATCAAGCCTCCGCCATTAGCGAGAGCAATTGGAGCTACTTTCCGGCGCCCTTTGCATTGAGGGCATCGCGCGTGAGGATCGTCAGCGGTGCGGCAGTAAACATCAACTGCTTGCCCGCACATGATCAGCATGGCCTTTGCCATCTGCCGCCCTGCCACTTTCCCGATTGACTTCGGCGCTATCCGTAATGCCACTACAGCAAGAAGCTTGATTGCCTTATCCCTGCTCTCTTGGTCCTTCATGTGCTTGGCAAAGAACAGCGCAAACCCAAGCTCTGCTCGGGACTGGGCCATTCCCAGTGCAGCCATTACATCGGTACCTGTCAGCGCCGCAGATGCTGTCGCGCGAGATGAATCGCTAATCATCAGGCTTTTCGGGGAAAAATGTTTAACAGCTGCTTCAAGATTCATCTAATTTCTCCAATGATTATCTGACCGGATTCACCCCAAACCTTTGTTACTCGACCGTCCCAAATTCGGCAGTCATCTTCGAAAATCGCATCGAGCAACGCTTTTTCCAGATTGTCTTTATCGGGCTTTTGCTGATGCGGCTTGCCCGCCATGTCAGCCTTTTTCTTTTTGCTCCAACTGACGGGCATCGGCAAAACAAACGTGACGTGCCAGCCACTCTCAGGCAATGAGATCCCCTTGAGCCGCACCTCATCGCAAAACGCGCGGTACCTGAGCACAGGCGGGCGCTGCGCCCAGCGGTCACGCTGGGTCATGCGAGGCTTTGGGATTGGCGTTATCACGTATGTTTTCATCATGCTTCCTTTTTGTGCATCAGCTGTTTGAGCCAGTTAACGCCCATAGGGGCGACCACCAAGAGGCCGCCGGAGCATGCAACAAAGCCCACCACGGCAAAGAATCGAATTAGCGTCTCGAGCATTTAGGCCACCTGCTGATTTCTAAGTTGTTGGTATTCGCAGCGCGCGGGGATTGTCAGGCGAAAGTTGCGCTGATGGGCCCACGAATCGACCTGCTCGAGATACAGCGTCATTTCGCCGGTATCGAGCAATTTGGTGGACTTCACGTAGCGCGTTTCGCCCATGACGGTTATCGCCTTTGGCGGGCAATACAGGTCTTTGAGGTATTCATGCAGCTGCTCGGCAGTGAACTTGCCTTTTCCGGCCCGCGCCACTTGGCTGGCGATCTCGCCATTCCATTTCCACAGCAGCGCGTTCTGGCTCAGCGAGCGCTTATCGCGCCATTCAACGATGCTGACGCGGTAGCGCTTGCCGGACGCAACCAGCTCTTTGAGAACTGGCCAGAGCTGCGCTTTCGTCGTTTCGTGCAGGCAGAAGTCATCCATCAGATATTCCTCTTCGCGTAGGTGCGTTGTGACGCCGCCGGCTGAGGGCGAACCTTGCAGATCTCAGCAGCGCGCACTTGGTCGGTCGGCATGAAGTGGCCGTTTCTGAATTCTTGGTAAACGGTACCGAGTTCACCAAAGCGGTTTTTGGTCACGATGATTTCAGCGAATGGCGCCGCCGGGCTGTCCGGCTCGTAAACACCTTCGCGGTACAGCATGTAAATTCCGTCCGCGTCCTGCTCGATTGAGCCGCCGTCACGCAGGTCTGAGTTGACCGGGCGTTTCTGCCCCTTTGGTCGGCTCTCAACGTCACGGTTGAGCTGGCTCAGCGATAGGACGGGCGTTTTCAGCTCTTTCGCCATTCGCTTCAGGCTGCCGGAGATATGGGCAATAGCGAGGTCGTTACGCTCGGCGCGAGGCTTTTTAATCAGGCCAAGGTAGTCGGCCATGATCAACGATAGGTTTGGGTGCTTACGCTTAAGGCGCTCGGCAATAGCCCTGATCTGCTCGACGGTAAGGTTTGACGCGTCAACAACCCACACTTGCAGCCCTTGCAGGCGGCTAATGCCCATGGAGATCCGTGCCCAGTCTTCGTCGTTCATGCGAGAAGGCTTACGCAGTGACGAAACTGGCATGTTGGACGCACCAGCTAACTGGCGTTCGATAACCTGCTGGGCGCTCATTTCCATGGAGAAAATCAGAACACCGCGCGGGAGGTCTTCCTCGCCAATGCGAACAGTGCTCTCAGCGACGCCCTCGGCAACCTTCATCGCAAACTCGGTTTTGCCCATTCCCGGACGCGCAGCCACCACGATCAAATCCTCGTTGTTCAGGCCGCCAGTAATTTCGTCCAGCTCAGCAATGCCCGTTTTTAGCGTGTCGGACTCTTCGCCGTTCAGCAGGCGGTGTTCAAGCAGCTCGCCATACGAACCCAGCAACTCATCGATGTGAACTGGCTGGACCTCATCGTGCGAACGGTTGATGTTCATCACTTGGCTGACGAATTCCTGAATCGTGTCGATCGCTCGTTCGTGGTTGTTCGACGTGGTGATCTGGTCGTAATAGGTTTCCATGAGCCGCTGGAACTGGCGGATCTGCGAGAACTCGCCCACGATGCGCGCATAGCCTTTAAGGTTCGCCGCCGACGGGCATTTGCGCATGGTTTCCATGACGTTGGCGAAGTGCTCTTCCCCCATTGCTTCGGCAATCATCAGCGCGTCGATCAGGCCACGGTTATTCGCTTGGCGCTTAATCTCTTTGAACGTCTCACGGTAGAACGGCACGCTGAACGAATCAGCCTCGAGCGTAGCCAGAACATCGCCAGCGTCGGGGGTGAGTCCGCTCACCATCAGGCCACCGATCACACTCGCTTCAATTTCTTGATTGATCACAGAGTCCCCTCCTTCACGTTACGAAGGGTTTCAGGCTTCATCAGATAATCGAAATTAGCGCGCCAGCCGAGGCCGTCAGGGCCACCGAAGTGGAATTCCCGCGCATCGGTAAGGAATGCCTCGAAGTACGCTCTAAAGCCGTCTACGGTCTGTTTAGCGAGGTGGCAGGCTAATTCGCGAATCGCCAGCTCACGGTCGCGGTAAAGCTCAGCTGGCGCCATCCGTCCGTCGGTGACAGCGTTGTAGACGTCAATGACTGCCTGGCAGTCGATATCAACGCAGGTTTTCTGCCAAGCTTCTGCGTCGGACAGGTAACCGTCGAAGCGATTAACACGGCAGATGTTCATCGGCTTGGCAACGGTGTTATTTCGGCGCTTCCAAGTGCGAACTACCCAGCGAACGACCAACTGCAAGTCTTGCAGGGTGTAGGCGCTGCGGGACTTGGTTTCGGTCAGCAGCACGGCGAATGGTTCGGCAGAACGGCAACTGCCATCTGTCAGCTCGTTGTAATACTCCAGAGCCTGTTTTGCTTCTGCCAGAACGTGTTCTGAAAATTCCTTCCCGGTTTCCCCCTTGGGGGCTTTAGGGGGATCTGTTTTTACTGTCTTTGGAATAATGTCTTTGGTGTCCCCCTGTTTTGAGGGATAACGCTCCCCTAAATTGAGGGATTTTTTATCCCCTGTTTTGAGGGATAATCCCTCGTTTTGAGGGATAACCCACTGGGAGACATTTTTGTTAGGGCCAAACTGGCGCCCTTGCTGAAGAAGAACATTCATTTCAACCAGTTGTAGCTTTGCTTCGTTACAACGCTTCACAGGGAGACGTGCTATCTCAGAAATCTGAGAATCACTGATCCGGTCCATTTTTTTATTCCAGCCATAAGTCAGCCTTAAAACGGCCAGTAGCACTTTGAATTGACGCTTGGTTAAATCCGCGCCTGCATATTCTTCCACGAGCATATTTGCCAGCCGGAAATACCCATCTTCGGTATCAGCCACGCGACGCTCCTCGCGCTCTTCTTTAGCGCGAAATTGAAGTATTTCAGCGGTGCTATTCATCTGCCTTTTCCTCATGCTGCGCCTGCACCTTGCGCCATTCGGCGGCAAAGCGTTGCTGGAAAGCTTTAGGCGCAGCGCCGATAGGATCGGCAGGCCGGACAAAGTCATAGCGGGTATATTCTCGGGGTTGCGCTGGGCGCTTGTTCTTGTGCATAATGGTTAAAACCTCAGTGGTTTTGAGAAGTGACGGCCGTACTGTTCCCGCAGTGCGGCTTTTTTTTGGCTTAACGAAACCATCCCCCACCTCAATTGAATCCTATTGGCTCAGGCCGCATGCGCTCAGCCTTCATGCCTATCTCAGCCAGCGTCTCCATCGAGAACAGATAATCCCGGCGCACCAAGACAGCTTCAGGAGGCGCGAGCTGTAAACCGAGCGCTGCAAGCAACTTGCAGAACTGCTCAATATGGCCAGCCTTCCAGCGGCTCAGCGTCGATTCGTCCATCCCGATTTCATCAGCGATAGGTTTTTGCCCATGCAGTTGAAGCTGGCGAAGAACGAGCTGTTCCATGTCACGCGGCTTGAGTTTTGGTAGCTCTGAATTGCGCGTTATTGCGTTTGTTTCCACTTATCATCTCCTTGTTTGTTGAGCACATGCGGTGTCAGCTAGCAGCCAATAAATCAGCCAAATCAGGCCGAATTTCGTCTGCTTTAACTTCGCCTTCGGTGGCTTTTACGATTCGCATTACATAGCGCGCATCAATGCCTCCACCGTGAAGCCATCGCCAAACAGTTGGCTGCTTAACACCACAAAGAGAGGCGAGCTTTTGCTGACTGCCGGTAATGCTTACGGCTTTCTTAATAGCTTCGTTCATAAGTTTATCCTTAAAGGTATAATTCGATCTGGATAATAGCAATGAGTATACGCATTGACAATAGCAATGTGAATTTGACGAGAAATACGTCTAGCTATAAGTTGCTGGCTATGAAAACTACGCTTGCAGACCGCTTAACAAGAGCGATGGCTCTTCGCGACAATATGACTCAGGCCGCCTTAGCTGAAGCTTCAGGCGTGGCACAACCCACCATTTGGAGGCTTACTAAAGGCGTTTCAAAAACTAGCGGCAAGTTAGTCGATATAGCCAATGCTTTAGGTGTCAATGCTGACTGGCTAGCTAATGGCGTTGGTGATATGGAAGGGGGTAGCTCGTCAGCGCCAGTAACCAGAACCGATCGCTCCAGTCAGATTCCAGTTTGGGATGAGGATGGGGAAACTGATGATTTCGTTATCTCGCCTAGAGGTAAGGCTCAGCCTAATTGGCGCGCTTACATTTTAAAGCGAAACAGTGGCTGCTCTGACGCGCCAGCTGGCTCAATTATTATCGTGGATACAGCTATTAAGCCTGGTACGGGTGATTTAGTCGTAGCAAAAATAAACAAAACCATTTCTGCTTATCGATTCCTAGATGGCGGCGAACACGGCTTTTTCTCTGTAGATGACAATCGAGTCCCATTGATAGCAGCTACACCAGAATCACTGATCGGAGTGGTAGTTTTGCTGCTTCGGGACTTTAGAATATAGCCTTCTAAACCCTGCTCATGCAGGGTTTCTTTATTGTAGCTTCCCGCACCAACTCGAACTAATAGACTAATCATCACCCTTCCCCTGTCTTCGTGAAGATATCCTGAAACTTAAACTACTGTTTTTATATACAGCTATTTTCCTCAAGAATACCCCCTCCATTAACAAAATCAACTCCACCAGTTGTGTGACCAAAGAGACAAGTTCCAGCCGCCATCCCCCGCGTTAGTATTTTTTTAAAATAAATTCCTTTTTAAAACATCAAATTATACTTATATGTATTGAAAATAACTTAATACACATTGCTATTTAAAATACTCATACGTATTATTCATTTCATCGAAACGGCAGGACGCCAACTAAGCAGCACGCGATGAGGTGAGCGACGCAATCATCTCCGGCCCCGAGAGGGATCGACCGCAAATTAGTTCTTTGAGGGACAAGTGTTTTTACCACTGCCCCTGTTATGCCGGGGGCTTTGGCAAGACCACTGAATGAGGATCACAGCAGTTCGTTGGGCTTAAAAGTAAAGGCGGTGGATCGCTGGGCATCATCCCAGCACACAACGGCATGCCTACTCATTCCCTTATTCATTGGTCGTGCGTATCCGTGGATGCAGATGAGTGGGCATGGCCGTTGTGTCGGTAGCATAAAAGGCAATGCGCGGGGTTCCCTACCCCGGTTCTGGTTCGACTCCAGCCGCACGACTCTCTAACAACTCTCCATGCTGCGTGTTTGCCCTCGCGCCCCGAGGGCTTTTTTTTATCCATCGCAAAGAAGCCTGCCATTAGCCGCGGGCGTTTTGTCATGGGCCAAAAAGGAGCTGCTATGCAGATCATCCCCAAATTATCCAGAGAACGCCTCGCGGTTTTGCCTGTGGGTACGCCGCTGCGCATTGGCCGCCAGTTGGTGACCTATACCGGCTGCAACGCTGGCGCCGTGTTCTACAGCGACCAGGCGGGCGTCGAACAGTCATTCACTGAGCAGATGGTTTGCTCGGTGGCAACCGAGGATGTCAGCGCACAGATGTGCGACTACTGCGGCAAGTTCCGCGCGCCGGCTGATCTGAAAGTCATCCTCGTTGAGCTGTATCGAGGTTCGAAGTCTCACACGGTCTGCAAAGAGGGCTATTGCGCCTACATGTTGCAGATGCAGAAACGCACCAAGCCAGCGCCAGCCGCGCGCGGCGCCAGAGGTAAAACATCATGGAAATGAATGCAGCGAAAAAAGTGCAGTATCGCCACAAGCTGACTGGCGAAGATGTTCGCGTTTGGCAGCGCGATACATCCGGGCGCGGGGTTTTTATTGCTGTTCTGCTGGCGCTGGCCGCCTGCGTCATGATGCTGGTGAATGCACCATGGCAGTAACTACAGACCCGAAGGTCACCGAAGACCTGATCCTCTCGCTGTGCATCGCACGCCGAATCTCTCCCGCAGACCTTGAGCGTCTTGCTCTCAGGCTTGCACATCTTGAAGCGTATTTAGACGCACAAACCGAAACGGTGAACCAGCATGACTACCTTTCGTGTCATTGATACCGAGACGACATCCCTTGAGGGCGAGGTTGTAGAGATCGCCAGCGTGGATATCGTCAACGGCCAAATCTGCAACCCGCTGAGCGACTTCGTAAAGCCTTCTGAGCGCATCAGCTTTGAAGCCATGGCGCTGCACCATATTACCGAGAAAATGGTCGCAGACGCCCCGCCGCTCAGCGCAGTGATTGATAAGTATCTCGGCGCTGACGTCTATGTGGCGCACAACGCCGCCTTCGACCGCGAGATGCTGCCAATGATTATGGCGCCATGGGTTTGCACGCTGAAACTGGCGCGCAAGCTCTGGCCAGAAGAGCCATCCCACGGCAACCAGTATCTCCGGTACCGGTTCGCCTTAGAGCCGGATGTGCCGGAAGGGCTTTATGCGCACCGCGCGCTTTATGACTGCTACGTCACGGCCACCACCCTGCTTTACATGAACAGCCTGGCGAAGTGGAAAATCTCCGAGATGCGGGAGATCACAAACTACCCGTCCCTTCTGCACACCATGAAATTCGGTAAGCACAAAAATAAAACCTTCACTGAAATTGCCGCTATCGACGCACCTTATTTTCGCTGGATGCTCGACCAGTCCGACATCTCTGAAGATGTGCGCTTCACAATCAAACAGGCCATGGGAGCGATGTTCTGATGGGTACTCCAGTGCTAATCCTCGGCGACTCAGGCGCGGGCAAGTCCTACAGCCTGCGAAACTTTGATCCGGAAGAATGCCTGTTAATCCAATGCATCCCCAAGCTGCTGCCGTTTCGCTCTAAGGGATGGCGTATCAACGGCCAGCCTGATAGCGATGGCGTGCCTCAGCGCGGCAATGTATTCCGAACCGACGACTGGAACGATGTGCAGGACAAGATACAGCGCATGGTTCTCTCGAAAACTCGCAAGGTGCTCATCATCGATGACTTTCAGGTCGTCATGCAGCACGAAAACATGATGCGCGCCTACCAGACTGGCTACACCAAATTCACTGAGATGGCGGATCACGTCTGGCGAATAATCACGGCGGCCACACAGCTGCCGGATGACGTGCGGGTTTACTTTCTGGCTCACACAGAGGAGAGCGAAGGCAAAATCCGCATGAAGACCGCCGGGAAGATGCTTAACGAAAAGCTGACGCCGGAGGGTTACTTCTCAATCGTTCTGCGCGCCATCAAGAAGGACGGCAAGCACGTCTTTCTAATCAAGGGTGACGACAACGACACCGCCAAGGCACCACCTGACTTATTCCCTGATCTGTCCGAAATGGACAATGACCTCAAAGCTGTGGACGTCGCGATCTGCGAATTCATGTCTGATTCTTTAGGAGCAACAATCTGATGCAACCAATGAGCTTTAAATTCGACCCAGAAGCCGCCAAGAAAGCTGGCGCAGGCATGGGTATTTCTGAAAATGGCGCTTATGAGGGCGTCATTACCTCCGCTATTTATACCTTCGGTAAAGACGGCAGCCAGTCGCAGGGGCTTGAAATCAGCTTTGATTCGCACGGTGCGAAGGCTAACTATCTGCGTATTAACTTCCTCGGGCGCGACGGCGAGCCAACCTTTGGCATGGGCCTAATCTCCGCCTTGCTGTGGTCGGCTGGCATCAAAGAAGCATCGCCGGTACAAGTTCAGGGGGCTGACGGCCTTGAATGGCATAACCAGGCGCTCGAAGGTAAAAGCGCTGGCCTCGTTCTTCAGAAAACTCTCTACACCAAGACCGACGGCGGCGATGGCTACAAGATGGAAATCCGGCAGGTGTTCAAATGCGGCACGCGCAAGACCTACGCAGAGCACGCGGAAAACTCACCTGCCGAGGCCGTGGATAAGCTGGTCGCCCTGCTGAAAGACCGTGACGAACGTGATCCGAACGCTGCGCCAGCGGGCCAGCGATCCACCAGCGGGCAGGCTCCATCCAATCCATACGCACAGCAGGCCAACCAATCTACGACGTCACGGTTGCAACAGGCGGCAGCTAACCGCCAGAACAACGCACCTCAGCAGCAAGTTCCTGACTTCGACGACGATATCCCCTTCTGACCGACCCGCCCGTCCGGGCGTAAGCGCTGGCAATGAAAAAATACGCTGACAACCACCAATGCAAAACGGCTGCTGAGGCCGTCGAGTACGCCGTCGCGCAGTTCGAAGGGTTGAAGGCAGGCAAGCCAGTCCGGCGGTTGGGCTGGCTTTACCTCGATACGCTCGACGAGATGGAGCGGCGGGATGAACTCGGTCAGAAATCGAATAAATCAGGCGGTGACCCATGAACGGAGAGAAAGCGTATTGGGACGGCCGGCAGGTTACCTGCCGCTGCCCTGCTTATGATTTTCCGCACCGGTTCAGCGGCGGCCAATGCAACGGCTTCCATATGGCAAAGCACTGTTTCGACAATAGGCTGAGCTGCGCCAGCTGCAACTGCCTTCACGCTGGCGGGTGCGACGTCGTCAACGAAACCGAAAGCCCCGCTGAATGCCTCTACGTGCTCGACTTCTGTGCCGATTACCAAATCAAGTTACCCCACTGATTCATCAAAAAGATGATCGATCACTTAATTTCGCTCAAATAACGAACAGACCGTTACGGCCTGTATTTGCAGGAAATCATCAATGACTGAAACAACCAAAGTTAGCGTGCCGTTTGTTGTGCAGCTACTGAAGAGTGACGACAGCAAAACATTAATGGCCAAAGGAGAGCACTCCAAAGAGGCAGTTATTGCCGCTGCGGTTGAGCAGGAAGAAATTGACCCTGATGACGCAGAGAAATATGCGGCAGGTAAACATGAGGTTAATTGGTATCACACCACCCCGCGCGATGGCTATACAGCTTGGTATAGCCCGAGCAAAGAAGGGGTATGCGGCTCTTTTAAAGCCACTGTCGTTTACATTTTATGGTGAGCAAAATGACTGAGAAAACTGATATCGAGGCGCTGCGGGATAAGCTCGAACTTGCGCTAAAGGATTTAACCGAGCGCCTGACTGATTGCCACCGGCTAAATTTCTGCATAGATGAGCTAAGCGCATTTGCCGCCTTTTCCAGCACTGTAATTGACCAGTTCGAAGCAGCGCTTAAACAGGTCAATCAGCTTGACGCGGAGAATACTGGACTTCATTTAATTATGGGGAATATGCGCGATAACGCTGAGTCTTCGCCTGTAGTGAATGTCGTGGAAGTCATGCGAGCAGTATTAGGGCCAATGGATGCAAGCGGGTCACGCAAAGCTGTCACAGAGCTTCTTGAAGCCGCTGGCATCGTCGTTAAGGATGGTGAGTTTTGCAATTAACAAGGAAGCCTACAATGTCAGTGAACAATTATTAGTCCTGATTTAGAATGTCTCAAAAGATATTATGAGGCTAATATATGTACGTTTTACTTCTGGTCCTGATGAGTTCAAACGGCTCTTTGGCGACAACCACAGCTGAATTCGATAACAAGAGTGCCTGCCTAAATGCAGTGGGCACTCTGCAAAATAAGTTTCATTATGCAAGCTTAGGTAAGTCTCCTGTTTTTTCCTATACATGCGTATCGAAGCAGACAGGGAAAGAAATGGAAGTTGAACAACCTAAACAATAAATGGAGATTTCATGGCAGATTATATGCTTTTTGGTGTTGGATATAATGGAGATAAAAGGCACTTTGACAATGACAGTGGTTATGTAAAGGCAGTATCTAAGCCTGAGTATCACAGCGTCAACAATGGCATGCTCAGCTATCGTTCCGAAGGCTTTTTTGACTTTACTGTTGAGAGATTCGTTCATGATGGCGCAACTTATAATATTGCCTGGCATAAACAAAAACCCTCAGATATCGAGATTATTGCGGCAATATTAAAATTTAATCCAGCTCCATTCTGAATATATAACATCAAGTATGAAACAAATTAGGCTGCCAATAGGCGGCCTTTTTTGTTCTATGTAAAACGATACGTAATGCCATTAACTGGAAAAGAAAGGATACCAATTGATATGGCTAAATCAGCAGCAGAGCGCAAAGCCGCGCAGCGGGCGCGCCAGAGTGACGCCGGGGTGCAAAAGGTCGAGGTGGCGCTCGACCGACAAGAAGTCGATATGCTTCGCGAGAACTGCGCACTGCGCCGCCCGGCGCGCGAGCCATACGACATGGACGAGTACATCACCATGTTGATCCGCAAAGACAACGCCGAGCTAAAGGCTCAGCTCGAAGAGCAGTCCAAGCGAACCTGTAAGAAGTGCGGCGACGCGCTGCCCGGCGATAAACAGGGCTGCGCATTCGTCGGCGAGGGTGCGTGCTGGCAGACGCGCGGTTGGCATGAAACGAAACTTACTGCGTGACATGTCACGCAAACATTAATCAGTCGCGCACTGAAATAAAACATATATCATTGAATTGAAATCCTTTTCTTTCCAGCCATTCACTATTGAAAGAATGAAGGCTAATCTGAATAAGTCAAAACCCGAAAATCTAAATAAGGACATCTGACTTATGACATGCGAAGTGTGTGAGAAACAGCCGCGCGGACGAAAAGCGGCACCTTTACCCTGCATGAAGATTGATACGAGTAGGCCAGCCGTAAGCGGTAGATACCGTGGGCGAGGGACTGATGACAGCTTTTACATTTGCACAGAATGTGGGCAGAAATGGATGTTCGAAGAGGGTAAAGATGGATATGGCTGGATGACTTAGAAATAAGCATTCTAAAAATCTTTTTACAAATCAGGTCACCAATCGGTGGCCTTTTTTTTCGCCCGGAGAAAGTCATGCGACACATCATTCGCGGCCAGCCGACGCCAGCTGAACGGCGCGCAGCGGAGGCAGCTTTACGCTGCCACCAGCAAAAATATGGTGAATATGCCCGGCGCAAGAACAGCGAAACCTATCGCGTGGAAGTCGATCACCAAATCATTTCAATTGAGGTGATGAACCGTAAGGCGTCATACGTCGCCACGGTCATGAATCACCATCGCTCACTATCGAAAATTTGCGGGGTACCGGCCTGATGTATCAACTCATTTATGCAGACCCGCCGTGGCGCTATGACAACGTGATCAGCAACGGCGCGGCGGGAAATCATTACAGCACCATGACTTTAACCGACTTAATGCGGCTGCCTGTCTGGTCCATCGCTGCCGAAAATGCCGTGCTGGCAATGTGGTACACCGGCACTCACAACGCCGAGGCGGTAAAGCTCGCTGAAGCATGGGGCTTTCAGGTCCGCACAATGAAGGGCTTCACTTGGGTGAAGCTGAATCAGTTGGCCGAGCAACATATCAACAAAGCGCTGGCCGCCGGACAGGTGGAAGATTTTTATGACTTACTCGAGCTGCTGAATACCCAAACGCGCATGAACGGCGGGAACTATACGCGCGCCAATAGCGAAGACATGCTGATCGCCGTGCGCGGTACCGGCTTGAAGCGGGCCAGCGCCAGCGTCAAGCAAGCCTTTTACTCTCCCCTCAGCGAACATAGCGAAAAACCTGCTGAGGTGCGTTTTCGGCTTGAGCAACTGTATGGTGACGTGGCCCGGATTGAGCTGTTCAGCCGCGGCGATGCGCCGGGCTGGCACCACTGGGGCAACGAATGCCCCTTCCCTGACGTGGAGCTGATACCAGCAAGCTCTCGCCCCCTGCCAAACTCTCGCATTTCGTTGGTCAAGGCGCTATCCGGCCATTATCAGGCTGTACAGTCCAGCACACTACGACAAGTCCAGCATCACAAAATCGACCCTGATATTTTTCCAGAAACGACTAATAAGGTTTGGCCTGCTGAGGTTCATCACCTGTTTGACCAGATTGCTGAATCAACAAGCCTTGACGCGCACCTACAGAACAAGCTGCGCCACCACATCAACCGTTTAAAAATGGATGGCCTGCCAACGGCCGCAATCATTCAAACCGCTGGCACACTGGCCCGCGCAATGGGAGCTCGAGCATGAAAGAAATCATCGTAGATAATTTTGCTGGCGGCGGCGGTGCGAGTACCGGTATTGAGATGGCAATTGGCCGTAGTGTTGATATTGCGATTAATCACGACGAAAACGCGATTGCGATGCACAGCACCAATCACCCTGAAACGCTGCATTACTGCGAATCAGTGTTCGATGTTGACCCAGTTGCAGCGACCGCAGGCCGCCCAGTTGGCTTGGCTTGGTTCAGTCCTGATTGCCGCCATTTCAGTAAAGCCAAAGGCAGCGCCCCGGTTAAGAAGGAAATTCGCGGTCTGGCATGGGTTGTTATTCGCTGGGCGTTGGCTAAGGGTCCACGCGTCATGATGCTGGAAAACGTAGAAGAGTTTAAAACGTGGGGGCCGCTACTTACAGACGAAAATGGCATGAATCACCCTGACCGATCCCGTGCTGGCGAAACTTTTGCTGCGTTCATCGCAATGCTAACCACTGGCGTCGAAGCAGGCCACCCTGCTTTAGAAGAGTGCTGCGAAGTGCTAGGGATCAGCACCGATAGTGATGAGGCGAGCCGTCTTGTTGCTGGCTTGGGCTACGTCGTGGAGCACCGCGAACTGCGCGCATGCGATTACGGCGCCCCGACCATCCGTCGCCGTTTCTTCATGGTTATGCGTTGCGATGGCGCGCCAGTTGTGTGGCCGGAAGCAAGCCACGCGGATCCGAAATCGCTGGACGTCCAAAGTGGCAAGTTAGCGCCGTGGCGCACAGCCGCTCAATGCATCGACTGGTCAATCCCATGCCCGAGCATTTTCGAACGTAAGCGCCCGCTGGCAGAGAATACTCTCAAGCGCATCGCGCGGGGCATTCAGCGCTTCGTGATCGACAACGCCACGCCGTTCATCGTGAAGTGCAACCACACCAGCAGCAAGACGTCCTATGACTGCTTCCGTGGCCAGCCGCTAGACGAGCCACTACAGACCATCACCAAGAAACACGGTTACGCAGTGGTTACACCGCACATCACCAAGTTCCGCACCGGCGCGACGGGGCAGGAATGTGATGAACCATTGCCAACGATCACGGCTGGCACGTCGGAGAGACCGGGCGGAAATGGGCATGCATTGGGGATGGTTGAAGCAACACTGTCACCTTTCATTGCTGGTGCTGGCGGCTCGGAGTATCAGGGCAAACCGCGAGCTGCTGACGTCCCACTTCATACGGTGATGAAGGAATCACATTCTGCGTTAATCACCCCAACCCTAGTACAGATGGGATACGGCGAACGTGAGGGACAGGCACCTCGCGCGCTGGATATTGAAAAGCCTGTTGGCACGGTGACAGCCGGCGGCAACAAATTTGCTGTAGTAGCGCCAGTTATTGCCCGCATCGGCCAGACAGGATTTGGCGGCGACCGTATGGCTTATGACGCATGCAAGCCGCTGACCACCGTAACCAGCAAAGTTGAGCACCTCTTGGTTGCGCCTGTGATGGCCCGCGAGTTCGGTAAAAGTGTTGGCCATGCTGTTGATGAGCCAAACGGCACTATCACGGCTGGCGGTGGCGGGAAAAGCCGGTTATGCACGGCGTTCCTCGCTAAGCACTTCGGCGGGAACTACACCGGCGCTGGCGCGGCCATGGATGCACCGGCGCACACCGTCACTACCACCGATCATCATGCGTTGGTTACTTCCAACCTTATCAAGCTGCGCGGAACGTGCAAAGACGGTCAGCCAGTCACTGAGCCAGCGCCAACTATTACCGCCGGCGGCCTGCATATAGGCGAGGTGCGCGCCTTCCTGCTCAAGTATTACGGTAACGAAAAACAGGGCGTCGGCCTTGATGAGTCGCTACACACGGTGACCACCAACGACCGCTTTGGCCTGGTCACCGTAGAAGGCGTCGATTATCAAATCGTGGATATCGGCATGCGCATGCTGCAACCGCATGAGCTATATGCCGCGCAGGGCTTCCCAAGCTGGTACATCATCGATCAGGATTATCGCGGCACGAAATACGCCAAGGATAAACAGGTAGCGCGCTGCGGCAATGCAGTACCGCCGCCGTTTGCTGAAGCGCTGGTCCGGGCAAACCTTCCTGAAATGTGCGCGGGTACCAAGGAGGTGGCAGCGTGAACGAACTTCAACAAATCTGGCTCGAGGCCTACCGCGGCTATCTCAACGCCGCGTCACCGTTCGGCGAACAGAATACCGGCGAATACAAAGAGGCGCGCGAGCATGCCGATGCTGTTATCTCCAGCCTAAAAGCTCTCAGCGAACCTTCATAACCCCAAATCTGATGGCACGGACACCCATAACTCCGGTCTTTCGACTGGTCTATTTTCCATGGGCGATCGACGTGCTTAACGGTCAATTAGAAGAGAAATATGCCATGGATAAATACCCTCTCAGTATGCAGGAGGCATGCGCATTTATGGGTGTTTCACGGCCCACGCTTGCTCAAATGATACGCACAGGGAGACTTGCCGCCTCACGCAAAGACCCCAGCAAACCTAAGTCACCTTACTTAATCACTCGGCAGGCATGTATTGCTGCCCTTAACAATCCGATCCACACTGTCGCCGTGAGCGAGGGTGGCATGCTAGAGGATAAAACATGTCTATCTTCCGTAGAGGTAAAATCTGGTACGCGAGTTTCTCGCTCCCGGGTGGGCAAAGACTTAAAGAGTCTCTTGGAACAGAGAACAAGAGGGAAGCACAGGAACTCCATGACAAACGAAAATCAGAACTATGGCGAATAGATCGCCTTGGTGATTTTCCAGATGTGAGTTTCGAAGAGGCTTGCTTGAGGTGGTTAGAAGAGCGGGCTGAGAAAAAATCTTTGGATGATGACAAAAGCCGGATGGGATTCTGGCTGATGCATTTTGAAGGAGTGAAATTAAAGGATATTACTGAAGCCAAAATTTACACGGCGATCAGTAAAATGGTTAACCGCCGGGCGGCGGAGAACCATAGACTGCATTCACAGTCATTGGCGAAGAAAGGGATCGAGGCACCAAAACATGAGCGTCAGGCCGTCAGTACGGCGACTAAGGCAAAACACCTTGCCCTGATGAAGTCGCTATTGCGCGCGGCAGAGCGAGATTGGAAGTGGCTAGAAAAAGCGCCAGTGATAAAAGTGCCGCAGGCAAAAAATAAGCGCGTCAGATGGCTCGAACCAAATGAAGCGCAGCGCCTGGTCAATGAATGTCCTGAACCTTTAAAGTCGACGGTGATTTTTGCTCTGGTTACGGGCCTGCGCAGATCCAACATCGTTAATCTGGAATGGCAACAGATTGACATGCAACGCAAGGTCGCATGGATACACCCGGAAGAAAGTAAATCAGGCAAAGCTATTGGCGTAGCCTTGAATGATACCGCCTGCAAAGTGTTACGTGAACAGATTGGCAATCATCAAAAATGGGTTTTTGTTCACACTACGGCAAGTAAACGTTCTGACGGGTCAGCGACTGCTGCGGTTAGAAAATTGCGTGTCGATTCGAATACAGCATGGCGATTGGCATTAAAACGCGCCGGAATCGAAAACTTTCGTTTTCACGACCTGAGACATACATGGGCAAGCTGGCTTATTCAGGCTGGTGTCCCGCTGTCGGTTCTTCAAGAAATGGGCGGTTGGGAATCGATAGAAATGGTACGAAGATATGCGCATTTAGCCCCAAACCATTTAACTGAACATGCGAAGCAGATAGACGCTATTTTTGGGGTTTCTGTCCCAAATCTGTCCCACTCGCAAATTTCGGAGGGAACGACTGACAGCTAA